CAAAGACTTCATTGCCTATGGATCTGTCTATAAAACTGTGCTTGATGCAGTCCAAGATGAAAACTGGGAGGACTAACTAATGGCTTTCAGCCTTGAAGATTATACAACTGATCCCTACGCAGAATGCGACTTCGTATCGAACGCCAATGTCTGGTAGATCCAGTATCTCGTAAGGCAGACTTACCCACTAATACCATCCTTTAATCTTGTGATGAGCCAAAGCATTACATGGATTAGAGTATCGTTTCTCAATGTATTTTAATTGCCAATCAATCTGTTTGTATCCATCTACTTTACTCAACCATTTACTTCTACCTTGAGGAATACCGTAATGACTACCATTCTTGGCTTTAGGATTCCATCTAGATTCTTTGTAATTCAACTCATCTAAACAATAAAATTGATCTAAGTCATTAAGCTGTATGAAAGCCCATTGTCTGTAATGATTAGTTCTATCTTGAGCAACGGAATCATCTTTTAGAAAGGCTATGTTCAAGACAATGAACAGAGATATCACCAAACCAAACCTTGCGATCTTTCTGCTTCGCAGATCGCCCTTTCGCTCTGAAAGCGAATTTGCGTTTAAGGGTATCATATATGTCAAATAGGATTTCATTTTAATTAACATAACCGCAGGTCAGACGGCAAGTCATAATGCGTAGGTCATCTGTTTCCAACCAAGTTTCACAATATCCAGCATCCATTAGTTAGCCCCAATCAATTCACAAGTATGACATTTCTGATCTACAAACTGCCATGAGCCACACTTATCACAGCGCATAACAGGCTCTTGAGTGTCAGTAGATTCTGCTAGATTCTTAGTTCCTATAGCACAGCATTTAAGGCATTGGAATACTCTGAAACCATCAGCTGTGGCATAACCATCTAGCCATTCAAACTCTGAGTTAGATGAGCAAAAGTTGCATCGAAACTTCATTTGGAGGCATTCCTTAGATACATCAAAAATGACACAAACATTGCTTCATCCATCAATACCCAATCATCGACTTTCAACTCAACCTCAGCATGGGCATTTGTAGACTTTACCCAGAATTGAATTTCCTTTTGATCATAGGCAACTATAAATGATGGCAGACCAGCCATTACAGCTAGTCGGCTAACTGGTAAATGATCCAGTAAAGCCTTCTCGCGACCAAGATACTTAAGACTGCCAACTGTCTTATATTCGATCAATGCAACAGGATTGCGATTGGTGTATTCGACCATTAGGAAATCAATATCAGTTGCCGGACAATCAAATCCCCAAGTGCGATGTCGATTACTGATCCACTCATCACGCCAACCAGTTTGATTTAATCTAACGCCATCTTTGTCGTATCTGATCATTTCTTACCTGCCCATCCATCACCTTTGAAAATTGCTGGAACTGCTGTGTAGACACGCGTTAATTCGAAGCCACACACTTGACAAAGAGGGATTTCGTGCTGCATCGGAAGATCCAATACAATACTCGTTCCCTCTCTATCGCATATATAATCGTAATTCGGCATTTACGGAATTAGATTTATAGCGTGGCAGGAATAGCATCGAAGCAGATCGCCCTCATGAAGTAATCTGTCATCGTTGCACGCATCGCATACAACTGTTGATGGTTCGACTTTAACTCCGTCATCTGTAAAAGTCGCAGTTAGACCAGAGCCATCAATCATTATCATTTCGCCCATTTATTCCTCCTCTCTAAAGAACCAACTGCCATTTGCAGCTGTAACAGCCCATTTAGCATCGCATTGTTCTCCCTTTGGTGCGCTGCATACATAACCATAATATGGCTTACCTGTTTTAGCAGTTCCTTCTTTTAATATCATTGCTCCATGTTTGCATTCTTGTGCTTTTGGTTTAGTAGATAAAGCCTGAGCAATATCTCCAACTGACCATGTTGCAGGTTCATCAACAGCTGCTTTAACTTCATCATCAAAAGATTGACGAATTGCATTTTCTACAAGTCTTGCTCTTGAGTTAGGTGGACTGTATATAGCAGATTTGTTTTGCTCTAGTCGTTTGACTTTTTCCATTTCCTCACGGCTTGGAGCGTTTTTCTCAGTCCCGATATTTGCATTTTTAGCAGCAACACCGACACTAGAAGTTTCACAGTTCTCAAGCGCAAAATCACGATTGACACCTCTATCGGAAATAACCTCTTGCGCATGACCTGTTGCGAATGGTTGTGTGTCGTTTGCGTTTTTGAATAATTTACAAAGAACAACGAATCGAGTGTTTGATGCCTCAATAAGTTCTGTTCGTATTGCTCCATCTGGATACCTTTCCCAAAAAATAGCGATTCTTTCGCGGACAGTTGTATAATCTTCAAGGCTGAAAGCCATTAGTTAGTCCTCCCAGTTTTCATCTTGGACTGCATCAAGCACAGTTTTATAGACAGATCCATAGGCAATGAAGTCTTTGATGCTGTCGTAATGATCTGGGGTTTCACTAAGCCTAGAAACCTTGACCAACGCCATACACAAAGCAGCTTGGTGTGGTGTGATTGGGAAGTCGAGATATGCAGACCATAAGCCCGCAATTCTTTTATGGTTGTAATATGGATGTCCATACACACTTCCGCGCTGTTGGATCGTAGTAATGACCTCATCAAAGAGACTTTCAGTTTTTGTCATAATCAAATACTTGATCTCGCTTGGCATCTGTGATCCTGCGGTGCATATCAAAGCCATGTTTACGACCACGCCAATACATGGTCTGTCCATAGTTCTCTTTGATTGCTGAGTGAACCCAATAAACTGTGCCTAATCCAAGCATTATATAAAACCACATGAATGCAGCTTCTCTTAGTGACATGTTGCTCCCTTACATATCCACCACATATCTTGTGGGTGATACATAAAGTATGACTTAAAGCAATGACCTTTGGTTAATTACTTTCGGCGTGTTTTATAACGATTAGATAACGCCAATATCCTCAAATTCATCGATGTGATCATCAATCGAACGATCCCTATAGTCGGTTTCAAGCCCCATACGACTTTCCGAGAGCTGTAAAACTGCCATCTTTGTTAATTGGCACAAGGGTAGGAGTCATATTCTTGCCGTTCCAGTCTAGAATTACTATGCCCATTTGCCAGTTAGCGATGCCTTTTGTGTAACTAGCCTTAGCCTTATTCATTAAGTTGCCCGATTCTATGCCGTAAATCGTCCTGTATTGCCCTCCTAAGCCCTCAGAAAAAGAAGATAGACCCAATTTATGGGTATGCCCACAAACTACGCTCTTACCGACCTTTTTGGCGAGATTTAGGGCAGTCAAGCCAGCGTTAGGATTGGCATTACTTTCATCCCCATGCGCTAATATCCAATTCTTTTCAAACTCATAAAATGATTTGTGGAAGTTTATGCCTAGATTTTCAAAATCCATAAACTTTGCATACTGTAATTCTGGAAGGCTGATTAAGCCAGGAACTTTTAAGAGGGTATTGTATAAACGATCTGTGTGATTTGATCTAACAATATGGGCTTCTTTTGCATTTTCAGTTAATGCCCAGAGGATATCTTGAGTTGCTTTACGATCTGCATCAAGGGTTTGTTGATAAGCAAGAGGAGTTTTCTCCGCCCAACGACTGATCGTCTGAAAATCAATTTCATCTCCGACCACCAATACGCTATCAAACTTTTCTTTGCGTGCTAACTTGATTACATTCTTAACTGCTACTTCGTGATGGTATGGAATCTGTAAATCTGAGATCACCAAATATCGTTTAATTTATTCTTCTTCCTCGTCTGGAGTAGGAATAGTTGGGATAATTCCTTTATCGCCTACGATCCAGTCAGGCATGGATTCAGGATTATCCATGAGATATAGTGCTACCGATTCTGAGAAACCAGCCTTACGAGCTGTTTTGAATATCTCATGTTTTACGATATACCATTGATCTAATTTACTTATTTCAGGAGTTTGGCGAACTACGCGACGATTGATCTTTTTGCGTTTGATAGGTTTTCGTGTGTTCGCCATAAAATAAATTATCGCTTAACGATTAGAGAATACAGATCATCAACACGCTGTTCTAATCTGTTTAATTGATCCTTCATGCTTGAGCCACCATTAGGCTTGAGTTCTTGTAGGTAAGACTTAATAACGAAGCGCAGAGCCAAAAATAAACTTGTTAATACGGCGCATACGCCAACGCTTAAGCCAACCCATTCGTTCGGTGTCATTTCGCATTAACGCCATAATCAGCTTCTTTGCCTGAATTTGGATCAATTGCTTTTGCAAGAGGTGCAATTAACGCACCAGCAAGGATTGCTAGTTCTGGTCGAATGTCTGCAACGATTGCCAATAGGACAGTAATACCAGAGGCTGCAACAGCTCTTAGATATGACTTGATTGCTGCTTTGTGTTTGTTGGTTAGTTTCATTATTTGCCTCCTAGTAGTGGGATATTGAAGAAATCGCCTTTTTGATTTGGTTTGAATGAAATATGGATATGTCGGTGATGGGGATTAATTCCACGATACTTAATGAACTTCCAAAATGATTTAGCACTAGCAATTTTGCCAGCGTGGATTACATACAGAATACGCTTATCTTTTTTTGCTGCGAGTCGAATCTGATCTGCCAAATCGAAACTAATTCCTTCTTGGTCAGAAAGGCGAGCGTCAATATCGATGGCGCATACTTCACCCTGTTCATTCGGGTTATGCTGACTGACTCTGGCTGAATGACGAGCATCACCAATCCACCCATCGCTGGCACGCTTGCGATCAGGGAAGCAGTCATCAGTTTGCTCTCTTAACTGAACAGCAGCTTTAGATAACCAAGCTTTCATTAGCCAAGTATCGTTTTTAGTTCATCAGCAGTTAAACCAAGACGATCAAGGATTGCTGACTTAGAAATTGCTTTTGCTTCTGCTTCGGCTTGTTTTGCTTCGGCTTCTTTAACATCTAATTTATATTGATTAAATTCAGCAGCAGTCATTTCTCTGTCAATAATTTCATCTGTTTCAGTATTGTGAATTCTTATTATTGGTTTAGTCATTTTAGTTCACTCCGTATAGATAGGCATTGCCAGCAGAATAAGTAGCAGCTGATGAAAAAGTTATTTCTGACACAGCAGCAGCACCATAATAAATACCATGTGTATGACTGCCCACAGCTGTATTGCTAATGTTCGCAAGTCCATGAAAACTCATAAAAACACCACCTGTGTCTGTGTAACGATAAATATCTACTTCTTTGAAACCTTTTTCTTTTGCGCCAGTTTGACTTGCTACGCTACCAAAATCAAAATAAGTCAATTGTCTATTAAAATCAAATCCACCAGAACCGCCTGACACATAATATCTTGAGTAAGTATAATTTGATCCAGTATCGCTATTAAATCTCAGTAACTCATCAGCACCAGATGTTCCATAAACTCCTACTATTACTAACTTAAGATGTTTATAAGTGCCAGGAATGCTTGAGATTGTTGTTGAAGTTCCAGAAAATGCTGTTGTGCTAATTAAAGTCATTCCACCTGCTGCAAGTGTGCTCCAAGCAGGAACTCCACCACTTACAGATAAAACTTGACCAGTTGTTCCAATTCCAAGTCTTGTGTTTGTGTTAGCAGTTGATGAACGATATTCAATATCACCAAGAGTTGTTGATGGGTTTAATGCTTTGGTTGTTGTATCAACAGATGATCCAAGCGTGCGAATAGCAGCTGCGCCATCTTTGACCAGAGCGGTGTCGTCTGGTGTTGTCCATCCATAATTAGTAGTGGTTGCCATTTTGTCCTATTCTCAGGATACGATTGTAGCGTATTCCCATGTCAATGTTGGGCTTAAAGTGTTCCAAGCCTCTGTAATTGGTGTGGTATTCCATCTCAT